CCCCGTCCGTCAAATCGTCTTCATCAACGTTACCAAACATCTGGTCAAGTCCAGCTTGGTTTAATTGTGTGGTGGCCCGCACCTCCGCGTCATCTATTTCTTTATCTGTCTTGACCTGTTCTAGCTTAAAATCATATAGAAAATTTTCTTCTCCTACATCATTAGATAAGCCACCACATAACACATTAGTGTTTAAATATTTATCATACAAATCTTCTTCCACGTGCCATTTTCTACATATATATCTTATCGTTTCGCTATGGATGGCCTGTAAGTTCTCAATACGACCATGCCTCTCTTCTATTTCGCGCCAGCGCTCAGTTGTGGCTTTTAGTAAATCTAACACGTTATTAGGTAGTGCAGCCTCTGTTGGGCCATGTACATAAGTGGAAATAGACCGTGCTAAGTATTGTCCAGCTCCAGGCCGAGAATGGTCTATCCTCAAAAATTCTGCCGTAGCGCCCAGAAAACATTTTTGTGGTTGAAACCTCACTTTATGCTTATGAGCACTTAACATTAATTTCTGAACATCAGAAAACCTTGTGACAGCGGCTAGTACATCATCACCATTATGAGTAGACACTTTAATTGGGGTATCTAATAGCTGTATATATACATAGTTTAACACTGTATTAATGAATGTAGTCAGTCTCCAGCCTGATAATAATGTACCACTTGTTTTGTACCACCTCTGTTTATCATCACGGATTTTAACGTCATCGAGACTATCAATCGCCCACACCAAAGCAGCCTGCTGCTCTTGTGATAAGCTCTTTTCAAAAACTAAGATGTATGCCTCAAGCACTGACTTCATTGCTTCTGTACTATGTTGTGAATTAAAGTCTTCATAGTCGAAACAAAATGGTATACCGTTACGTAAAACCTCCTTAACTGTACATCGAACATTCTCTTCCGTCGCCGTATCGCCTATAGGAAATATGTTACTTAATGTCCTCTCACAATCTCCCATTGCGAAACCTGTTAGTATGAAGTTTGTAGCATCCACTCCGTATATAGCACGCATCTTTGTCCATTCGTATTTAGTAGAAGCCCATGCTCTTATCTGAGGTGGCCTCTCCAAAAAATACTCCAATTGTCTCTTAGGCATTTTTGTTAGTGTGTCTAGCTTATTACGACACAATCTGTCTTTTGCCAAATACGTCAAATCCTCGGCATACTGAGAATGGAATGCTCCTGTAGGTGCCCACTGGTACCTATTCTTCCAGTATTTCTCCCATTTCATTTTCTTAGGCCGGCTACCTGTACTATAAGCACGCTTAAAAAGCTTTACACATTCGGTCAGAATCAGTGTTTTGTCAAACTCCGCTAACCTTGGTTTAGTCCTGTTAGACTCTTCAGCATCCCAATCGACACTGCCAACACCTCTGTTTACTAACACTTCCATTTCGAAAGCTGGCGTCAAGTCTACAGGTACTAAATTCTGTAAAGCTTTTAGCCTAAGTGTAAACTTGTTTTTGATAATTTTAGCAAACTGTTCAACAGTATCAAACTTCCATAGCCAAATACCGGACTTAGCTATCCAAGGTCTTATCTCGTCAGGCACACTCATAGCCCACATTATTAAG